CAAGTGAAGAAGAGATGCCATGGGTATCTTATTTTGATCATGGTTTTCAAGGTCCAGGTGGTTGGTATATTGAGAAATCATTAACCACTATCGGTAAACAAGACCCAGTGTCTGAGTACAACACTCAACTTTGGAATACAGGAATTGAAGCAAACAAAGAACAAGCACGTAAACAAAAAAGACGTTTACATTATGTGTCTAACATCTATGTTGTTTCTGACCCAAAGAATCCTCACAATGAGGGTAAAGTCTTTACATATAGATATGGTAAAAAGATTTTCGAGATGTTAAAAGAAGCAATCTCACCTGCTTTTGAAGATGAGAGTGCTATTAACCCATTTGATCTCAGAGGCGAAGGTGCCAACTTTAAGATTAAAATCAGAAAAGTTGATGGTTACTGGAACTATGACAAGTCAGAGTTTGACAGTCCTGCACCAATTTTTGATGATGAAAATAAGTTAAATGATATATATACTTCACTTAACTCATTAACTGAGATCATCTCACCTAGTCAGTTCAAAACTTATGAAGAGTTGAAAACAAAACTTGACAGAGTTCTAGGACTAACAGGTGGAGTTGCGACATCAACTGCTGAATCAATTGCAGAAGATCAAGACGAAGTGCCTTGGTCAAATGTGAATACTGAATCAGTAGCAGATGAACCTGTAATCTCATCAGCAGAACCTTCAGTTGGAGAATCTGAAGACGATGCGATGGATTACTTTAAGAAACTTGCTACTGAGTAAGTAAGTTTCTTATTTGGGGTGATGTAGGTTAGGCATCACGAACTGAGACCGCGGAATGCAATAGGGGGTACTTAGTCTGGGAAAAGATATCAAGACTGAAGCGGCGATATCTTGTATAGAGCGGGTTGCGATAAAGTGATTGGGGCGACTATACATTTAATAGAGTATAATATGACACAGGTAAAACCAAAAAGAAATCCTAAAACTAAACAGGTTGAACCTTTTGACAGAATGTTACGTAGATTCAAAAAGATTTGTGATAAGAAAGGTATTGTAAAAGAATGTCGAGATAGACAATATTACGAGAAACCTAACGACACTAAGAATCAAAAGAATCAAGCAATCAAGAGACGAAAGAAACTTGATCGTATGAAATCTGCTCAGAAAGGTTTTAGAAGATAATGTCCAAGTGGCATGGTGGTAAAGGTTCTAGTAGAAGACCCGAAGACAAAGATAAGTACGATGAAGCATGGGAAAGAATCTTTGGTGAACCACGACCTAATATAAAGTCTCGTAAAGAGACACCCTCACATGGACTTACTCAAGTTCATAAAGATAAAACGAAAGTTATTCCTAGAAAAGAAAAGTATAAAGATTAATTATCTCGAAGATCAACGTTACTAGTACCGTCTGATCCAGAAGAGGATTGAATATTAGTTGCGCCTTCGTTTATTACATTGGCAACATTTGCTAGATTAGGATTTTGTTTGGCCATTTCAGCAATCTCTTTTTCTGTTGCTCCTGAATCTCTCAATTCTTGAATCATATTTGCTTGGCCTCTAATATTTGCTGACGACAATCTATCTTGAAACTGATAAGATTGGTCTGCATCTATTGTAGCAACGTTTTCATTTTGCCTTGCATACTCATTAAATTCTCTTTTAAATCTTTTGTGTTCAAACATATTATATTGTGCATCATCTAATTCTTCGGCCGTCTTATTAGGATCATACTCGTCTGAATCATAACCTCCACGCATGTTCTTATAAACAGTTTCAGCATCATCACCAGTTACTGCTTTAAAGTTTGCTAAGGTAGAATCTACAACTGCCATTTGTGTTTTTAAGTCTGCTAGACGTTTACCATGTTTTTCACTGGCATATTGTGCTTCTGCTTCTTCTCTAGACATGCCTTCTCGACCCATTAGAACATTAGTAATTCTTTTCTCTCTATGTTCTAATTGATCATCAATCATACCTTGAATACGTCCTTTATCATCTGCATCAATTATAGTTAATGCTCTAACTAATTCTGCGGACTCTGCATTTCTCTTTTCAAGATTTTTCTTTGCCGCTTCAGGATCAATAGCATTTTCTTCAATCATTTTTTCTGTGTACTCATCATTACCAGATTCTTTTGAAAGTTGACCAACAAATGCGTCATTTGTTGCCGTTCCAGCACTTTGATATCCGTCTGCTTGTTTGATCAATACGCCTTTTTTGCCAGCGGCCCGTTCTTCTTCATTTGCTAAAACCATTCTATCAGTTATAAGACCACGTTTCATTGCCTCTGTGTCTACGGCGGCATCTAGTGCAGATCCTTTTAATGTTGGATCTTCTTTTAGTTTTTCTGCTTTAATCATCGCAACTTCTTTTGAGTCATCTGCCCGTTGTTTCTTAAACGATCTTTGAGCAGTTCTATCTCGCATCTCGCCTTCTTTTTCTGCTACTTCTTCTTTACTTAAGAAATCCATATTAACATAACTAAGTGCTTTATTAAGACCTAAGATTGTGGCATCAAATGCATTCTTGATTCTGCCCATCATATTAGAGATGAAATCAAAAACAGATTGCAGTCCACCATTGTCTGATAATGCACTTATGAGTTTCAAGAACCCAACAATTGCTAAAGCAACTACGGCACCTATTGCTAAGAACTTTAGAGATGCCAACATCATGCCTCTCAGCATAACTTTGAAACCTTTACCACTCTTCTTTAAATTTTTGTTTTGGTTTTTAGTTTGTTTATTGTTTTCTTTGTCGAGTTTCTTTTTCTTTTTAAGTTCTTTTGGATCGACTAAGTCTGTTAAATCCGCTTTCTCATCATCTTTCTTTTCTACTTCTTTTTGTTCAAATGAGTTGAATAAACTTGTAACAGGTGATGCTATACCTTTACCTATATCACCAATTGCTTTGAATTTCTTACCGACAGTTTCAGACATACCACCGATATCGACTATTCCGCCAGTAAGTTCTTTTATACCATCATTGAATTTACTACCACCACTTTTAAGTTCCTCTTTGAACTTGTTCATGCTGAAGTTAGTCTGCTTTAAGACCTCATCGTTTTTTTCTATTGTTTCAGTCTGTAATACTACCGCTTCGGTATGTGTTTTAATTTTTGCACCAGATGTATCTATAAAATGCGTAAATGGTTTGACTTGATCTACAACCCCACCCATTAACGAATGTTTAAAATCTCCAAATGCATTACTCATATCTATTTACCGAATGCTCTTCCTGCTTCACTGATACCAAAAGCACCAAGTGTAACTACTACTAAAGATGTGTATATTGTGTCTGAGAACAATAAGTCTTGTCCCATAAATGCCGTGATCAAATCACATGTTGCAAAAACTGCCATGAAACCAAATGATATAAAACCAATGATTGCTTTTTCATTGATATCATTTTCATCTCTAAACAATGCCCCTATAGAAAACTTTTCTACAGGTTGTGCGGCCGCGGTTGCGATTTTAAGTTCTTTTGAAACTTTTTCCATTTCTCTGATTTTGTCCTGTGCTTCGTCCAGTTTCAAAACCATTGCGGTATACTTTTCTAAATCTATTTCAACTTCGTTTCTACCGTTATCTACTGTTGCCATTATTATCTCCTCGATTGTTGGCGTCTATACCTTTCCTTCTCTTCCTCTAAATGATTTAGAAGGAGTTGTATATAAACTTCCCTTTCCCAAGGCATCATACTTTCAATTTCTGCTAGTGAATACTTGTGGTGTTGCACTAACTGAAAGTTGGTACTATAATAATTCTGTACCGATTCATGAGAAAGGGCGACTAAAAAAAATTTTCTAGTCCCTTTAACATTACCGAATTCTTTTTTTGACACTTTATACACTTATATTTTATAATATGTGATAAAGTAGGTGTGTTGTTTAAGAACTCACCCATCTTCTCTACTTGTTGTAAAGAAAGACTGTTTAAGAATTCGTCCATCTCACGATCTGCATAATCTTTTGTGTCATACGTATCTTCAGCATCATAAATTGTATCAATGCTACTTTTTAGTATGTTTATGAAGGCATCACTTTCCTCTGCATCTGCATACTTTTGCAAGTCGGCAGTAGGAAACTTCATGATGACTCCTAATTCTTCTGATAATTCTACTTTCATATCAGGAATATTTGATGTGTCTATTTGCACATCGTTTAAATCCAAATCAATTGGATTAGAAGCACCACATTCATCTACTTGACATATTAGATTTAACTTTGTTGTTTCACCAATAGACTTTATTCGTATTTGTAAAAACAAATACTCTAAATCTGCCATTGGAAGTTTTCCTACATCTGATATTTCACCGTATGTTACTTCTTTTATTAGTGTTTGTACAGCATTGAATATTAGTCCTTGTTCTTCACTTTCTTGCATCAGTAAAAGAGTCTTTTGCTCTCCTACTAAAAATGGTCTAAATTTTACTTTTAGACCAGAAAGAGGTAACTCACAAAAATACTCAGGTACTTTTTGTACTGGTAATCCCATAATTTATATTATCCTCCACTTCTGCTTAATGTACTACTAAGTTTATTTAGTCTGTCCTGAAACTTTGATAAAGTTTTACTTTTATTACCAAAGATACCAAGAAATTCGTTTGTTGCCCCAAGTGCTCTTCCAAGTCGATTGAGACCAGAACTGTTTGATGGATTCTTGTAAAAAGATTCCCATGTTCTAAATGCAAATGTACATTCGAATCTTAATATCTCATCTCCTCTTTCTGAACTTAACTGCATAGGTAAAAATGCAACTGGGTATGCTTCATGTAATTTGTATGTAAGAGACTTCTTATCACTTTGAGTCATTTGAGATATGTGAATTTCTCCAACGTAATCGTAATAGTAGTTGAATTGTGGTAAAATACTTGAACCACCTTCACCACCAAAAACTACACCTTGCCATGCTTCTATCAAGAATCTATCTGCAAATGTAGAATCACAAACAAAAGTAAATGTTACCTCTTGTCCGTCGTGGTCCAAATTATAAGGCATCTTTCTAGATGGTCCATATTCAGATGCTTCTTCAGTTGTTAATTGTCTTCCTGGTAACTGTGCTTCAATACATCTTAGACCCTCAAAGTTGATACCAAGTTTTGGACAATACATATCAACTATAAATCTATTTACCCTAGCACCTTGGTCCATGTTGTACTTAATTTTGTCTATATGTAATCTACTCATTTGCTTTTCTCTAATGTTTCCCTATAAACTTCTCTTACATTCTTTTTCATAAATTGTGCAGTGGGTAAAAAAGATGCAATGTCCCAATATCGTGGTTCGACCTCTAAAGCATTACCATGTATCTGAGAATAGATATACCACTTCAGTGCTGGTCTTGCCCATCTTAACTTTGCTACACCACTTACAAGTGGATATGTAACTCTAAATTTTGTTCCCTCGTCATAGTTATCATTGTTAGTATATCTGTATAAAGCATCTAACAATATAAGTCTATATCTAGGTTGTATGTAATGTAGATTTATACCTAACATTCTGTCGGGTCTCATTGCTACTATTATAGTCAATGGAAATCTATCATAATATGGTAATTTTGCTTCTGTTTTTGGATCGTAGAAAAAATTATACATTCTGCCTTCTAGATATCTACGTGTTCTGTCCAACTTAGACTGCTTATAATACTTATCAGTATTAAGTTTAAGTTTACGCATTCTACCAACGTACCATTTCATACTTTCGATACTACGTCTTTGAAGATCATCTGGGTGTTCTTTTGCTAATTTTTCTAACAAACCGATTGTACGTTGAGATTCTACTTTTCTATCAGCAAAGGAATATGCAGTATCGGTATATGATCTTTGAATTGCCATAATACTATTTATGTATTATAGTACGGTTATTATAACTTTTTCGTTTTCAAATGTTAAATTATCTGGATTGATTTGAACTAAGAGATCAAGATCGTCTCTTGTAAATGTCTGTTCGTCTTTGACATAGATTTCAACACCATGGTCATCGCCATCAAAGTGTACATATTCTGATAACTCTTCATCATGATAGTTAAGTAGTTTAGGTTTAGTATTGTTAAAGAACTCTCGCATCTTATCGCCATACTTCTCAAACAGATTTACGCCTTGTGCTACATGGCATTCTAACATGAATAACTCGTC